CGCTGCTCTACCATCTGGGCCTCGGACAATCCGCTTAGGTGCAGATATAGCTTGCATGACCCCGGTGATCTGTCCCAGCGTCTGCCCGTGCATATCGGCTAGGCGGTTGATTGCCTCGCTCATACCATCCCCAAGGGTTGCATCAATTTCCTCTGCCGCCGCCAATTGTGCGCTCAATGCCGCTTGATCAAGCCCTGCTTTAGCGCCAATCTGGGCCACCATGATTCTGGTTGCCGCATCTAGTTCAGCTTTCCAGCGGTCATATTCCTCGCGGCCTTGCATCTCTCGGGCTTTGATTTGCAATTCTTGGTTAGCCATAGCCTGCTGGAATTGCTCTTTCATCTGCTCCAATTGCATATCCGCTTGAGTTTTGGCCTGTTGCATTTGCATCTCAAGCTGGGCGTTAGCCTGTGCCAATTGCATCTCGGCTTGCATTTTCATCTGCTCACCTTGCGCTTGGGCTTGCATCCGCATTTGCTCGGCCTGTTGCTCGGCTTGCATCTTCATCATCTCAGGATTTTGCGGGGGCTGTGCCATAGCCTGTTGCGCCTTAACCTGTAGCTGTTTCATAGCCTGTTCAATAGCGCTTTCCAACCCACGCCCTGCGCGGTATCGGCGAACCATAAACAAAAGCATCTCTGAGGCCATCGGCAACAATTCGGGCGCACCTTGCACCATCGGCAAAGTGTTTTGCAAGAACCCACCAATAGCGCCAATTGCTTCTTGTGCGTTTTGCTTTTCAGCTTGGTCATCAATCTGGGCTAGGGAATCGCTCTCCACAGCTATGTGGTAATCCCGAATCGTCCCGCTGGACAGCATCTGGATGGCGGCTTGCAACAATTGCGGGTCTTGGCCCTCTGGGGTATTCATCACCCCAGACATTTCCACAATCAACTCAGGCGGATAAAACTTACAGATAATCTGCGCTTTGAGTTTGAATATGTCGGACGCAAACCGGGCCACATCGCCCTGACTGCTTTTCAGTCTTAAGCTGCCAAAGTTGGCTTTTAGCTGTTGAGCACCCAGAGTTTCCTGTGCTTTGCTTGCGCCCCGCAAAATGTCGCTAATACCGCAAATCTCATAAATGATCTGCTTGACCTGTTCCCGCGCCCCGTACAACTGCGCCAGCGTTGCAACGATCTGGCTGGTGTCCATCATATTGATAGCACCCTTCAAACCGCCCTTTTCGCTCATTGCGGCCCAACCCGTCACGGGGAATAGCTTGTTGTCCACCCCTTCGGTAAACAGTCGGCCCAATTCCTTAAATTCGGCATTAAACACACCTACAGCTTTACAGGCTTTTGTAAGCAAGAATATGCGCTGAGTCAGGTTATCAAGTTCTTGGGCTTGGTCTTCATACTGGCAGTAGTCCGGCACGGGAATCATTGTCCCGGTGGTGGTGGTTGCCAGCAAAGGCCGAGGGCATGGGAAGAATTCTTCCAATTCCAACGGGTCATCACGCTCATCTAAAGCCTGTGGATAACCTTTGGCAACCCAGCACACTTTCATGGTGCGCTTGTTCCAAATCTCGTAAACCTTGGCCTTTTTGTCGTAACCCTGTTTGGCAGTCTGAGGATTCTTGCCGTCCATGTCTGTGTTTTCGGAGGTCATCCCCACGTTTTTAAACACATCCCCAAAGCGCTCTGTGCCCTCTTCTTTGGTCATGTAGACCGCACGGGCCACCCACCAGACCTCATCCCATGTACGGGCTGGGCTGTGGATAAAGTCGCACCAATAGACGTAATCAATGGGACTGTGCGCCGCATCAATCTGTTCTATTTCCTCCGCATTGCTAATGGTTGCGCCTTCATCGGCCTCAACTTCACCCATGTACTCTGTAGGCTCTGGCCCGGTAATGATCGGTTCGTAGCGAATCCACGCCGTGCCCCGTCCCGGTAGCAATCGGTCTTGCACCGCGCCCTGCATAGCAGCGTCAAAGTCCCCAAATTGGGTAACCTCGTACTCCATGACGCGCTCAAGCATGGTTGAGGCCAAACGGCCTACGGGGTCTTGATCCATGTAGCGCCGGGAAACCTCGGGCTTGGCTTGTCTGCCATACAGCGCGGGAAAAAGCACTTGGATGTTTGACCAAAGGATGTTGAACTTCATGCGCGGCATTTCTACCGCATCTCGCTCATCCCTAAAGCGTTTAACTACCTTGTGTCCGCGCTTTTCCCATTTGTCGAAAATCTTAGTAGCTTTTTCGATCTGGTCATGCCAAAACGGGCCGGGGTCTTCCCCCTGATATGCGTCTTCGTAGGAGGCCATCAGCTACCCGCTGCAAAGAAGAAGGTCACATTTAAAGCCGTGCCAGCAATCGTGGCATACAAACTAACACCCACATTCGCGGGGAATCGGTGAAAACCAATTGCCGGGGTAATCGTGCCAGACATGACCTCACCGCTTGCGCCGCCGTTGCGTAGCACCAGAGTGCCACTCGTGGTGCTGTTAACGTAAAACCCAATCAACTGACATGGGCCGGGAGTGACCGCGCCCGTTTCTGTGATGTTTTTGTACCCACCGACTTCGGCTACTGGTTGGCTCATATTCGCTGCTCCTGTCTGTATTCGGTCTCATAATCCCACAGTTCATCAAGTGTGATGGTTTGTAGGGTCTTGCCCTTGGGCGGTCTTTCGTCTTTAGCCTCAACTTTATAGGCTACTGCAAGCATTCTAAAGGCATCTGCTGGGTGAGAACACCAGTCATGGCGGGGATTTTGTCGAAAAGCCTTCTTGTCCTCATCATATTCCCGCTGATATTGTCTCAGCGCCTCAAGCCCCTCGTCACAGCTTGGATCAAACCAGCACCGGGGTAGCACCATCCGCACCGCTTGGATGCCGTCTTGCACCCCAATCTCGGGAACGATTGCCAGCTTGCTCATGCCCAAATGCTCGGCTAACTGCTCAATGATTGACTTTCCACCGCTTGCCAAGGTCTTGGCCCGTGCGTCATGGGGCAACCAATGCCGGGTGTAGATATACCCTTTGTCAATCACGGCTTGGCATATTTCCTCGATGCTGGCGCCGCTGACCGAATAATAGTCCATAACCCTGATTTCGCCCCTGACCACTTGGTAGAACCAAATTGCGGTGTCATCTCGGTAACCCAAGTCCCAAGCGCTGTAAACCGGGCTTTCTGGCTCAAATGGCAACTCTTTGATACGCCCCTCTTCATCTACTCGGCGCATCTCCAACCCGTAGAACGCCCCCAAAATGGCGGCATCAAATGAGCATTCATATTCTTGATCGTACTGGTCTTGGCTTAATTGCTCTCGGGCGGCTCTTAGTTCTGTGTCCGGCAATAGCTTAGAAACTGATGCCGGTAGTCTCAGCAAAAACCAATCTGGCGTTGCCTGACTGACCCTGTATATGTCATGAAACTGGTTTTTACCCTTGGGAGTGCCTCCAAACACCGCCCAGCCCAATCGGTCTGACAGCGTAGGCCGTATGACATTACCCCAAACGCTAGGTTTAAAGTCGCCATATTCGTCAAGATAAACCCCGTTAAATCCTAATCCCCGCATGGCATCGGCATTATCTGACCCAAATAGCATGATCTTTGCCCCATTGACCAGTTCCACCATCAGGTCGCTTTCATTAGTGGATTTGGTTATCGGTGCAGCGTAATACTTGATGTAATCCCATGCCACCCGCTTGGCCTGACTTCTGAATGGGGCAATGTAAGCATACTGGGCTTGCCTGTTGCCCTCAGTTATGGCCCGTTTGATCAAGTCGTTTATGGCGGCTACTGTCTTCCCAGCCCGTCTATGTGCCACCAAGCATGACCAGCGCTCTGTCCTCAAGTGAAAGGGCATAAACGCATTACGGGGCGCGTAAGGGAGGATTATTTCTCTGCTGCCCACTTGATCACCAAGTCCTTGCCGTCTGCGCCTGTAACCTCTTGCTTAACTGTCTCGGCCCACCGCATTTGTGTTTTAGTCCACCAAATAAGTGCCGTGGTGTCTCCGGCGGTGGCTTTGCTAAACAGCGTCTTGGCAATCTGTCCATTGGCTTTAGCCTTGCCCATGTCTAACTCATGGCGGTAATGCTTGCGTAAGGTCTTGTCATCTATGCCTATAAGCACCGCTATTGATTCATGCGGCAAGCCCAACCCGCTACTGGATTCAACCAATCTACAGGTTTCGGCGGTTGGCTTATGAGTGATATTCATTTTATAAAGGGGAATTTAACCAAATCTTATGCAATTTCGGTTACTTCTGTCAATAGCACGGCCTTTTTGCCTGTGAAGTCTTCCCATCGCTTTACGATCACATCGCAATATTTAGGGTCTAACTCCATCAGACGGGCGTAGCGTCCATGCTTTTCAGCGGCCAGCATTGTTGTCCCGCTTCCACCAAATGAATCCAGCACAATGTCGCCACCTTTGGTGTTATTGAGCATTTGGTATTCAAATAAAGCAACGGGTTTCATGGTTGGATGTTCCCCATTACGGCTAGGCTTATCAAACTCCAAAATGGTAGTTTGTTTTCGGTCTGTCGCCCAAAGGTGTCCTGCGCCTTCCTTCCACCCATAAAGGCAAGGTTCATGCTTCCAATGATAATCTTGTCGACCCATGACCATAGTGGACTTTTTCCAAATTAAGCATTGGCGTACTTTCCACCCAGCATCGTGTGCTGCGCCCCGAAAGTTATAACCTTCTGAATCGGCATGCCAGATATAGAAAACTGCACCAGCCTTCATTACTAGATCAGCCGTTACATACGCATCCCGTAAGAACTGACGGAACTGATCGTCACCCATGCTGTCATTTTGAATTTTGAGTGCTTCTTTGGTCTTGCCTTCATAGGCGACATTGTATGGAGGGTCTGTTAGCCACATATCTACAGGCTGACCATCGCACAGTTTTTCCATGTCGGTAAGACTGCACGAATCGCCACACATCAATCGATGCTTGCCCAACTGGTAAATGTCGCCCAGCTTAGTGGTCGGCTCGTCAGGCACATCAGGCACAGCGTCCTCGTCCGTTAAGCCCTCAATGACCTCTGGCTCAAGCAATGCGCTTAACTCTTTGGGGTCAAAACCCAGCATTTCCAAAGCAAACCCGTCTGCCAGCAAGTCGTTAAGCTCAATGGTCAGCATTTCATTGTCCCAGCCAGCGTTTAGCGCCAGCCTGTTGTCGGCAATGATGTAGGCTTTCTTTTGGGTTTCTGTCAGTTCCGACAGTTCAATGGTAGGCACGTCCTTGTAGCCCAGCTTACGGGCGGCTAATAGCCTTCCATGCCCTGCAATGATGCCGTTTGTCCCGTCTACCAGAATCGGGTTAGTCCAGCCAAATTCTTTTATGCTTGCCGCAATTTGTGCCACCTGTTCGGCAGAATGGGTGCGACTGTTCTTTATGTATGGAATAAGGCTGTCAACCTTTTTTTGTACAATTTTCACTTTTTGGGCGGCGCTTTAGCTTGATCGGCTTTGTTGTATTCCTTGGCAACTTTTACAGGAATACCCGCCATCTTTGCAAATTTAGGGTTATGCGCCGCCGCCGCCATGAATTTCTCTTGTTTCTTTGAAGTGCTAGGCATCTTGAGTATCCTTCATTTTTATTAGGCCGTTGATCATTCTGCCTTTGGTGCGTTTCCATTCCTCAGCATAATCACAATCTTCATAATACTCAAATTCTGGGATTCCCAGCGTGTAGTGGGCAATCTTGATTCTCAAGTGGTCTTGCTCACCCACCAGCACATTCCATTCTCTCGGTATTTCACCGATAAGTGAATCAGGCAACCAACCGAATCGGTGTAGGTCTGCTCCGCTGTTTTCCTCAATAAACTCAGGGGTTAACACCACGTTTCGGGGGTGAGCGCAGTTCCAAAGTATTAAACTTGACCAGTTTTTGCGCGGATAATCCCGATTTGCCGATTCCATCGGTGTGCCGATATATTTCCTCGGATGCTTGGTCTGATAGTCGTGTTTGACCACTTGCACCGCCTTAGTGGGGTCATACAGCTTGGCCAATTCGGCAATGTCCCCCAGCATCAGCATATCAGCGCCGTCTAGGAATATGGCCCGTCCTTGAAACTTCATAAAATAAGGAATTAAAAATCTTTGGTAGGTAAAGGCATTTGTCCCGTCCCTTTGCTTGCCAAATAGGGGGGTTATTGCCACCCCATCGGTTGATCTTTCAATTAGACTTTGGCAAAAAACGTGATAGCCAATAGCCTCTCTCGGGTCATAACCAGCAAATATCCTGATCATTTCAGCGTCAAGCGGAATAGGGTTGAATCAATCAATTGGGCAATTTCATCAATGATGTTTTGCAATTGAGTGTCATCAGGCATGGCTTTGCGGTTTGTATCTACGTACTTTGACAGGCTTTCCAAGTATTTAATGGGGTCTTTGGCATTGTGAAAGTTCTCAGGGAAGTTTTTTATCTTTTTCCCATAACACCCCATGTAAGCCTCGGCAAACTGGTCTACCAAGTCAATAATTGCGGTGTAGTAGTCGCCAGTCGCCAAATGCACCCCGAGGCTGTCTGTGCCAAGGTGCATAAAGTGGGCAACTGTACCGCTGTGCAATAGCGTACTTACGAAATCCGCTACATCTTTGTCTTCAACTGCCATAGCTACCCCTAAAAAAGAGGGGGGACACAGCCCCCCTAATGGCTACTGCTACCAACACGGCTGGAGACTGTTGCGCCACCCCAGTAGTCACTAGAGTCAATCCCCATGCGTGTAGGTTGTTGGTTACTTGCTATTTCTGTCAGATACTGCGCTACTTGTCCGCAATTTAACACTTTCGAGACTTCTTTAGTTTCACCAACACGGCTGGGGACTGTCGAGCGGGGCGCTTTGAATGCGTCCATTCTCACTTCGCTTGCCATTTGTCAATCCCCATGCGTGTTGAAAGATGGAGGAGGAATTACCAGAGATGGCGCAAGACCTAAGTCGGCAACCACATGAACCATTCAGCCTCACGCCTACATTTTCGCATCAGGCAAAGGAATGTCAATAGGCCAGCAGTCCCGCAAGGCATCAATTGTCCTGTGATGGGCCTTTAGCCACATTTCTTGGCGTTCCTCACGGCTTAAATCTTTGCCTTGGTCAATCTCGTAGTGACACCCCAAACACAGCGCAGCGACTAAATTGTCATCAGCTTTGATGCTTTTGGCTTTACCGCCACCCCAGTTTGTGTGCGCCGCTTGCACCATGTTGCCAGACCCACAGGCTTGACAGTCAAGGCTTGCCACCAGTTTCAGCAGCTTTTTTGACCTTACGTATTGGTGTTTTGCGAACAATTATTGTCTCCAATGTGGAAAACCTGTGCAAATTGGCACATTCATACCGCCTTTTGCGGGTGTTGCCTGTGGATTGTCTTGATTCCAGCACACTTGTCCATGTATTGCATTCTGGGCATTTCATCTCATTGCCCGATCAGTTCGATTGTTGGCATAAATGTTGGCTTTTTCAGCTTCAATTCTTGCTTGTGCCGCAACCATTAGCCATTTAGCTTTTTCTCTTTGTTCTACCGCTTGCTGCAAAGCCAACAAATGCTGCACATATTTGGGGTCAGCATAGGCTTCTCTTTCTTGTGCGGCTGTTGTTTTGTGTCCTTGAAGTTCAAAATTTTTCATCAACTGTGCTTTAACAGTTTTTCGTAGTTCAGTCATATAAACCAACTGTGCTTCAGCTACGGCATAGTCTCCCGCATGGTCACGCAAATAATCTACGGCTTTGTCAAGTAAGTTCATTTTTAAAGCCACGCCCAAGTAGCGCCACTTTTAATCCCATAAAGTGTTGGTCTCGGAATACCTGTTTCATTGTGCAAAAAAGTTACCGAAACACCATTTGTCAATTTGTTTTTTATAGATTTGACAAATTCAGTTGAATATTTGTTTGATCCGCATTTTTCACCCCTTGGTGTTTTGCCCATTCTTATTTGGTCTGCCATGTTGCCTTTGCGGGTATCAATACGCAAATTTTCTAAATTGTTGTTTAATTTGTCACCATCAAAATGACAAACATCTAAACCTCCCGCATTCCCAATGTAAGTTAAAGCCACCAATCGATGCACAAGATATTCTTTTCTGCATGAATCCCTGCATAAAGCCACCTTTGCATAGCCATTTTTTAAAATTGTCCATTTAAGTGTTTTGCCAACAACAGCACCACAAGCACCCGTCACACGGCAAACTTCGCCTTTTTTACTAATTGTGTATTCGGGCCAGTCAGGTATTTGCAAATCGTTGTTCATAAATTATTGTATCTTACTTTTCCAACCCAAGATAAACCCGCTGGGCTTTAGCATCGCCATAGGCTCGGGCTTTTGCGCGAATGTCTTGGGCGGCTTCTTCTGGTTTCATTTAATCTCCACAAAAACATGAAATTGCTTCTTCATTTGGGTCAAACATATCAGTCTGTTCTGCTGAATATTTATACATTTCGGCATAACTGGGGCGGTCAATGGCAAAGAATTTGCCATCCCCGTGGCATCTTTTTGCCGCTTCTTCTTCTTGTTTTATCCACCAAAGCGCCCGTTCTGGCTTTTCTTTAATCAAACTTAAAACTTGAGATTTTGGTTTCAACATACATAAATCACAGTTCCCGTGCATTGTTTTGCCGTTCATGTTTGGCAATTCAAGATCAAAAATTTGATTTTTCCAGAAATTGCCAACTTCTTTTGATGAAACATTTGCAGGGACAAGTGGCATACAAACTGTTTCGTGTTTGTTTTCTGGGTGCGGATTTGCACGAAATTTAGCCACTCGCCTTGGTTCATCTGCCCGAATGCCTATAAATGAATCCCACTCAGTCCACCCAATTGATCGCAAATGTCGGTGCATGGTTCTGGTTTTCATTTGGCTTGAACAATATCTGGCCCTGCCATTTGGCAAAGTGGGTTCAAACCATTTAATAACCGCATCAAAAGGCTCGCCATTTCTACTAGCAGTTTGGTAATTAACGACTTTGGGAATTTTTATGTTATTCACAACAGCAAATTCCAACCAAGTAATTTCAACATTCCAATACTTTGAACAATCATTTACAAATTTCAAAGTGGCCTCTTCTTCTTTGCCCGTGTTGCAAAAAATAACCTTGGCCTCGTTTGGCAGTTGCCCCCCCCCGCACTCTAATACTTTATGCAACATATATGCTGAAGTTCTGCCACCTGAAAAAGATATGCAAGTGGGTGAATCAATTAAAAAACTCATTTGATTACCCCAATCATGTGTAGGGCCGCTTCTGGGCCATCAATCCTTGCCAATGTACCTCCGCCCCAACTTTCAAAAAAGTCGGCTTGTAGGGCCGTTAAACGCTTTCTAGGGCCATTCTTGACCTCCACCAGAAAGGTGTGCCCCTTGTATCCCACCAAAAGGTCAACAGGTAAGCCAATGACCCAGACATAAGCGCCAGCGGCTCGTAAAGCGCTAACAATCTGATCTTGGTTTTGGTCAACCCTCGCGGCGTATCGCATTCATGCGCTTTCGTAAATCATCAGCGGCAACCTCGCCCCTGCGCCGTGCAATGTCCGCAATTGTTGCTTGCCACCAAGCA